CTTTGCAGGGTTGGCTATGCAGGGTGCATTCACTAGCCCTATTGCGGCATCGCAAGATGAAAAGGAATATATAGCCAAGCATTCCTATTTAATGGCAGACGCAATGCTAGAAGCGAGGGAGGAAGGATGAACATTAAGGCGCATTTAATTGTTTTAGGGGTACTTGGGTTTATCGGTGGGGCGATATATTTAGGGTTAACACACACGGTTATGTTCTTTTATGGGTGTGCTGTTGGGTTGGCCATTATGCTTTATGTCGCTATCTACAACGCTATTGAAGATGCAATTAAACACTACAAAGAAAATAACCGTCGTAGTTGATCGGGAGAAACGTAGTAGAGTAGCAGACGCAATGCTGAAAGCGAGGGAGGTGATTGAATGATGGATTGTTTAGATGGACTGATTATGTTGATAGGCATCCCGTTGTTAACGTGGATAGGTATGCTTCCATTTAAGTGGGCGATAAAGAAAGATGAACAAAGCACCTAAAAAAATTTGGGTTGATGGGCATTGGCAAGCCGACTTCACCGCCTCAGAAGGCGATATCCAATACATACGCGCAGACTTAGTTGATGCGTTGGTTGAGGCTTTGGAAGATATGGCCAATATAGCGGAATGCTCAGGAAATATTGTTCGGAATGCAAGAGCCGCCCTCGCCAAGGCTCGGGGGGAACTATGAACAAAGAAATTAGAACGTGGGTTTTATTGCTGTTTTCTACAATTCACGCATCTACAGACCATATATTGCTTTCCGCTATTTGGGCTGTTCTTGCCATTTTAAGTTTGATTTCTCAGTGGAGGGAAGGATGAACAAAGAACGCGAATTGTTGATACAGGCTATTGATGCTTGTGATGCTTGTGATGATGAAAAGGATGCTTACTATGAAAGGCTAAATAATGTTTTTGAAGAAATTCGTAATTACTTAATCTGCGAGCCAGAAAGAAAGCCGATGACCGAGGAGGAAATTGAAAGAAGGATTGACGTTAACAATTTTTCACATGAGGCAGCCAGTGCATTTGCTTCTGGCATCCGCTCCGCAGAAGAGCACCACGGTATTGGAGAATGATTATGAAATACGCACTAACACTATTTATTTTAGGATCAATTAATGTTGCTTATGCGAATCAGCTTGGTTGTTATCATTTCGGGAACATAACCCAATGCGATAACGGAGTCTCAACTTATCAATTTGGAAACATAACACAGATCCAATTACCCACACCCATACACACATTACAAATACAACCAGCGCAAATACAGCCGCCAATTCAAACACAAATACCAACAATTCAACCTCTGCCAATTTTACAACCTTATAAATAGAAAAAGGCTCCAATCGGAGCCTCAATTTTATTCAGCAGATGCAGTAGGTGTAGCTTTTTGAAGCTGCCCAGTCACATCACGCTCTATTTTTTCAATGATAGGCTTTACTTGCTTGTAAGCACCTGCATTTAAAGCACCAATGACAATGTTAAGTTCTTCAATTGTTAGAATAAGAGTAAATTCATTCATGTTTAATAACTACATTTAAGTTGAACAATCATATTGTTAATTGTATGTTGTGGAGTAAGATCAACAATCATACCTGGTCCACAATCCATTGTAACACAGCCACTAATTAGGATTGCTTGGACTCCGATTCCCACTTTTTTAACAAATACCCCAGATCATCTGCGGGTAAATGTGATGCTCCAAACAAAGCTAAAGCAATAGCTTCAATTGCATGTTCCTGATCGTCTGTAAAATGATAAATACCAAAAGCAGACAAAATTAAAAAAATGCCGCGCCACGTAGACGTCTCACCAAGTCTTGCAATAATAAAATCTTTCATAATTTTATTTATGTTTAAGGTAAGCTACAGCCAACTCAATACCAAGATTGGCTTCCCATTTTGCTAAATTTAAACCAATAATTTTGATTTCATTTAAAACACTTTCGTGTTTATCAAATTCTGAAATTTCTTTATCTGCCCAACGTTCAACAACGGCTAAAATGCGCTGAAATACGTCTGAACTAAGGATTAGACCAGCTAACACATGAATTGCTTGCGTAATAATAATGCTCATTTTTTAGGGGCCTCTAGTTTTGTTTCAATGCGTCCAATTGCTAATTCAATTCGTCCAAGCCTTGCATCAATTTCTTTTGCTTGCAATTCGTGCTTGTCTATATGTTCATTTAACCCGGTTTCCAAACGACCAATGCGATAATCATGATTTTGAATAAGCGCATATGTTGTGATTGTTGCGCCAAAAATCACTAAAGCCGCCTCTAACCATCTTTCCATTTTAATATTCCAAGTAGAGTGATCGTTCAGCGCGTCTACGCCTTGCAAGACCGGCATTAGGCCTTCCTGCGACTTTATCCCACATTAAAAAAGAATCAGCAGCTTCAGCATATTCACCAGCTTTATGATGCTTTAATAAGCTAGATTTAACAAAGTTTCCTTGACCTACATTATAAGCCAAAGAAACCATTGCACTAAATTGATTATTGGTTGTTTTTGAAATACCTATACCTGCTGTAACCGCATGTTCAAACTGATCTAAAGCTTTAATTAACATGTAATCAGCATGTCCCTGCTCCCATACATCATTAGGATGAACGTTTTGAGCCCAACCATAACCGATTGTCCAAACTCCGCCTTGATCTTGATAAGCTTTCAACTTGCAACCTTCAAAGGTTTTTATTAAGTTGATGCCTTTTTGGTTAATTTTCATTATCTTAGTTCGTACCAAGATACTCCAACTAAATTAGAGCTAGTAACATTATAAACTGCACCCGCTGGAACTATTGCTGATAATGGAACAGTTGTTTGCGAATTAGCACCAAAAACTGCTGAGGTATATTGAGCAACAGCAATTCCTGATATATACAACGCAGCGTTTGATGATCCATTATTTATACCTGCAACGTTAACAATTACCATAATAGGTCTATTAGTGGAGTTGGTATAATTTGTTCCATTTGCGGATCTACTAGAAGTAACATTCTGCCAAGACTGTGCAGGACCACCTACACCCTGAGTTGTGGCATAAGCCGTTGTTGCTACTCTTGTGTTGTTTGTACCCGTTGCTTGTGTAACTGCTGTAACCGCACTGGCAATTGTTCCTGTTAGATTTACAGCATTTGTTGCGTTTGTGGCATTTGTGGCGTTGGTAGCATTTGTCGCACTTGCAGCGCTGCCAGTAACATTAATTGGCCATGTTGCATCAAACGTTGTTGTGTCTACAGCCAAAGCAAGATTGGTTCCATTATAATCAATATAGATTTGATGACTTGATCCTGATGTTTTTGTGCCTGTCTGAACCGCAACGGGAATACTTGAAGGGGTTGTTTGAATAATTCCGTACTGAACAGACGTTAACCCTGATGTTAAAGCATTGCCAGAGTCCATTCGGAGCGTCACAGTGGTTGGCGTAGATGCAGACACAGGAAGCGTAGAAGATAAAACAGTTCCGTACTGATTATCATTCGTTTTAATTCTTCTGTTAACTTGAAAAATAGTTCTTTGATCACCGCCAACGCTAAAAGAATTTGAACTTAAAAAAGTCGGGGTTCCACCAAATAAAGTCCAATCGCTGGCGGATGCCGTTAATGCTGCATCATTTACACCAGAAATGGTGTCATATGTTGAAATTGTTGGGCCATGAATTTGACCAAATAATGGTTTAGCTTCTAGAACAATTTTGTAATACTGTCCAGCCAACAACCAAATTTCACCACCTGATTCGCCCCTAGAATCTAATACAATAGGATTAGGCCATGCTGTTGTGGCTGTGCTATCAGTATAAACTGGTAAAGGAGTAGTTGTTCCAGCGTAATAAAACCACATCAGACCACCAGCTAAAAAAGTGGTATCGTCTGAAAATTGTGGTTCTTGAAGGATTGGGCAAAGGTAAGCTGCTGACATTATGTGATCCTCTTATCTAAATCTGCGCTTCAAATATTCTGGAACGTTAGAAGTTGTGCGCTCCAACATTTGCGAAATACCAGAAGGTGCTTGTCCTGCATGATACGCATTAAGCAATTTTTGAAATTGTTCTGGATTGCGTAATGCTTCATCTAAAGCGGCAGCGCCTCTTGATCTGCCCAAGGCATCTACCATATTAAGAATGGTTGCGGTCTTGCCGCCACCAGGCACTAATCCAGATTTCATTAAAGACGTTAAATAAGTTGCAGTAGGTGAACCAGAAGTAGCACGAGCTCCTTTCTGAGCGTTTTCTAAAGCAGACATGGCCATTGCAGCATCTTCTAAGAAACCGCGCCCTGATGGGGTTAAACGGTCAATTTCAGAGGTTCCTAATTCTTTAGTAGTGACATCTGATGCAGCTTTACGCATTTTGTATGGTGTAATAGAGCGGATGGTAGTACCCGGAATTACGGGAG